AGGAGGCGGGTGCCGAGCCTTCCGTGCTCGTCTCCGCCCCTTCGGCAGGGGTATCGTTCTCACTCATTTTATTCTCCTACATACCCGGGGGCAGCATACCAGCAGGTGGAGCAACAGCCCCCATTCCCATTCCCATATCCGGTCCAGCTGCAGCCATATCAACCGGCATCTCTTCCAGGGGAAGCTCGTCTTCCATTCCCATCTCGTTAGCGGCGGCAAGCTTCATCAGATCCATACGCAGCTGCATATCTCCCTCGATCATTGCTGCTAACTCCTCTACGGGCAGACCCGCCAGGTCCTCTCGTTGCTGAGCGGCTTCGTACACGGCAGCTGCGTTTTCTTCGCCGACCACCTCGATTAGGGCGGACATGTCTTCTTCGGGAGGGGCTTCTTCCTCGACGGGAGCTTCCTCGACGGGAGCTTCCTCGACGGGAGCTTCCTCTTCCATGTCTGCTTGCATGTCGGCTTCTACTTCTTCAGGTAATTGAGCCATTGCGGCCTCCTCGTCTCCTGCAAGAATGGCATCAGCGATCCCCAGAAGAGGTTTTAGGTGTGTTTCAAAGCTAAAGCTTTTGTTATTTTCGCGATCAGCCACAACGGCTCCCACAATAATATCAGGTAAAGACTATTCCGTTTCTGTCTCTTCAGGCAAGGCAGAAGGTTCCGCTAACTCAAAAGCGACAGCGGTGCCGTACATGAGGATACTCTTGTTCGGCAACTTCCGTCTATCTCCTGTAAGAGTGTCCTCGTAAACGGTCATGTCGTAAGGCATTAACTCACCGACTCGGCGCAATGTTCTGAAGTGGGTAGTTGCGCGAATGTTGGCTTCAGAGAGAATGGTTGGATCTGGCATTACTGTCCCCAACTCCCCGCGTTCTTACCCACGGAACCCACCTTCTTTTGAGCGGCGGTTATTGCCTTCTGCGGGTTTTGGTTGTGGGAGATAGCCTTTCTTTCTGCAATCGCAGAGCGGGCCTTGCTCTCCTCCTTAACTTCTTTTGTTACCTGCGCGTCGATGTTCCGACTCTTTCGGTCTAACCATTGGTTGTGCATTCGCTCATCGATGCGGGTGTCTTTCTGGGTCTGAGTCTCGCTCTCGACTTCCACGCGATGTCCGGGGAAGCGCTCTTCAATAACCTTGACTGCGCGGTTGTAGTCTTCCCGCGTCTCGCAATACCCGAGGACTCCCATGTCGATCGGCGTGAACGAGCCAATGCCATCGCCGCCGACCCCAGGAAATTTACCGTGAGTCCAGTCAATAGAGCGATCCCCACCGCAGCTTGGACACGGCGGGGGACCACTCGACCTTCGGTAGAAGACATGGGGATCTTTCTCCTCGCAGGAGTTGCACTTCAGACCATGAGCAACGAACGCCATCTACTTTCCCTCTAAGACCCTTTCACTGATCCAATTTCAATCGACTCAATCGTAACTTTGGGCTCTTTCTTCTCTTCTTGAGCAAGGAGTTTCTTCTTCTCCTCTTCTTGGGCCGCCTTCTTCCTCTTCGCCATCATCTGCTCGTAGGTCAAGCCCTCTTTGCGCTCTTCTTTTGTTCGGGGATCTTCAGCCATTAGTACGCAACCCTTCCTCGTCCAAGACCGCCACGACTAATAATCCTTCTTGTCCATGGCTTGCTTAACCAGCTTCTTCTTTTCCTTTTTAATGACCTCGTCCGCTGTCTTTTTACCGAAGTGAGCAGATTTTCCTTTCTTTCCGTATCCAGGCATTTTTACCTCTCCCGATGTTTAGTACTTAGGCTCTCTGGGACCTAAGCTGTCTGACAAGAGTATTCTCTCATTTTCCGACAAATTTAGCCAAGCTTCTGTTCTACTTTGTTTTGCGATAAGGTCCGGTCGCCAGGACGGATGGGGCTTCTTTAACTTCCACCGCTCGTTGTCTTCAATAGGTCTTGTCGGGATAAAAGCATCTGGCTCAGGCTCTTTGCCGTCAACAGCGCTAGGAATATACTCAGCCATAACTACTACCCTCTCCGAGTGCTTCTCTTAGCTTACCACGATTGTCGTGGGGATCTGTAAGCTGCAGGTTGCTGGGAGAATTATCGGTAGGGTCTCCGTTTTTGTGATGGACGTCTTTACCCGCCACAGCCTCTTCGCCTACTTGTTTTGTTTTGGCAGCACGGGCGGCGTTTCTGCCCGATCGGCGTGCTATCTGTTTTTTGGTGCCGTGGTACTTCCTGTATTCTCTTCTGTAGTCCCTTTTTTTCTTACGTTTCTCGCGCCTTTCTTTGCGATTCTCGCGCCTTTCTTCGCGCCTTTCTTCGCGCCTTTCTTTTCGATCCTCTCGTCTTTCAGACATTACGAAACCATCCCTGCCCACACAACGCAGACTCGCGCAGAAGCGCATTTAAAATCAAGCGCTTGACAGTATCCGAGGTCTCCTGCCTCTACAGCTCTTTCTGGGTCAGCCTCGTCTCCAAGACCGCCTTCGATACAAGCAAGCGTTTGGTCGGTGGTGTCGAAGAACGAGCAGTTGGCGCAGCGCATGGTCATGGCGTTTTCGACGCTGTCGTTGAACTTGTCTGCGTACTTTTGCCAGAACTCAGCATTGCCGCCTTCGTCGTCGAGACCAGGGTTGGCTGGACCGTACATCTTGGTGTCCAAGGCGTTCTGGCGATTTTCAAGGTTGAGCTCAAGGTTCTGGGTGGCCTCGGGACAAGCATCTACCGCACGGGCATCTTGTCGAAGGATAGCCATCATCTCGTCGTATTCAGCCATTACTTCTTCTCTTTGGCTAAGGCCATTCGGTTCTTCGCAACCATATCGTAGTAGTCGCCAGAGAGCTCTTTACCCTCTTTCTTTGCCTTCTTTACTGTCTCTGCCGTGCTCTTGATCTCCGCGGCTTGCGCGGTCGCTTTCCCCTCGGACATGCCCGCGGTGTACTTGGCGGGCACTCCCTTGTCGTAGGGCTGTGTTTTCTTTGCCATGACTACCTCAGATCTGTGTCGTGTTTCTTGCTTCCCTTGATGAAGCTGTTGACACGACCCATGGCCCACTGGTGCGGTGACATGCCAGGTCGAGAGCCCGAAGAGTAGTATGCACCCATGCCTCGACGGTAGACTTTCTTCAGCTTGCCCGAGCCGATGCCAGACTCCTTGGCTTTGTTGCTAAGAGTCTTTAGGGTCTTCTCGCTGAGCTTCTTACCAGAGCCTTGAGCCTCGTCTTTGAGGTTCTTCTTTTTCTTCTCGTACTCGTCTTTCTTAGCCATTACCATTTCACCTTGTCGGCCCAGTAGGCGGCGCTCATCTTGCCCTTCTTGATGTTCTTAGCGTGTCGAGACTTGAAGCTCTTGCGCTTCTTCTTCATCTTGTCGGACTCGCCTTCCTTGGGCTTACCCGCGGTCTTGGCTCCCTGCTCACCGAAGCGTATGATCTTAAACTTACCACCCTCACACGCCAGAACCATGTGGCTCTTCTTAGGGTGGTTGGGTGTCCTCTTAGGCTTGTTACAGCCTTCAAGGTTGTGCTCAGCCAAGATCTTCTTCTTGCGTACAGCGGTGTAGTAGTCGTCAGCCATTAGTACTTCTTAGAAGTTTTCTGCTTGCTCTTAATCGCAGCTACTTGTTTAAGAGCGTCTTTACGGCTCTTGACCTTGCTGTTCTTTGTGGCTTTGTATCCGCCAGGTACTTTCTTAAGGGGCATTATTCCTCCTTCCAAGTAAGGTGACCGGTAACGTGAATCACTCCTCTGGGCGTTTTCAGAAAAGAGAATCGTTTGCCTTCAGAGTCTTCGAAGATCTCGTAATCCATACCGTCTTTGCTACCTGAGTATACTTTCGACCCTTTAGACAACCGCTCGTAATCAATACCTGAGGCTCTGTAAATGTCAGATGCGTATGCAATATGGCCCTGGTCTTTGCCTGCGTAAGGTCCGTGCTTCTTGGCGTAGTGAAGTGCGTCGTCAACGTGGCGACTCTGCTTTCTCATTTTTTGGAGAATATCAGAAGCTGATGGGGCGTCTCGTTCACCGGGCGCTGCCCCTGCTGGACCCTCGTACATTTGGTCTAAAGAACCCACTATCCTTCCTCTCGGATGGGCGCGTCACCGCCTGCTGCCATGCTGTCTTCCTTAGGCATTACTTTTCCTGTGCCTGTCGTCTTAACCGGTCCATTAAGGTTCTATAGTCGCCGCCCTCTTCAGGGCGTTTCCATGACCCCTGAGCAAAACTATCGGCTTCTTGCTGTGTATCGAAGCTAAACAGCTCGCCTCTTTCCCGCGCCATTTCGAAAGCCTCTGAACCGGCTAACTCGACCCAGTCTTGCGGGTCGGGGCTTACGTTCTCTGGATCTCTCGGGAATAGAGTCGGTAGCGCGTAATTGTCCATCGAAGTCATTAAAACTGTCGACGTAGTGCCGTCCGGGTTCTGACGACTCACGGGTCGCATTTGATGGACTTTTCGGGAATACCGACGGTGCTGCCTGCGCTGCTGCGACATCAGCCTTCCTCTCGGATGGGCGAGTCACCGCCTGCTGCCATGCTGTCTTCTGGGGCTGCCGGCTGAGCCTCTCCACCACCCCCGCCCATTAGGGCTACGAGCTCTGGTGGTAGGCCGCCTTCTGCTCCCATCGGCGGGCCGCCCCCGCCCGGTGCGCCTGCTCCGCCCATCGCAAGCTGCTGCGCCATCTGGGCTTCTGCTTGCGCGGCCATTGCCACATCTTCCTCGGGCATGAGAAGTCCCATCGGGAGACCGATACCCTTCACGATCTCCTCGGTCAGGCGTCGACCGTCGACATTCGGGTCTTGCTGGAGCAGCGGGATGAGCTGAAGCAGTGTCTCTACCATGACTGCTGGGTTGGTCTTGATGGGGTTGTAGCTAACCATCTCGAAGTCTACTTCGACATCAGCGATGGTGGAGATGTCTACCGCAGCCCACTTTCTATCCCCGGCGACACGGATCATCTTTTCGCCCTTCATGTACTTACGGCACAGGTAGAAGCACTTTGCAGCCATGTCTTCCATGGCGTCGTTGATGTGTCCTTCTCGCGTGGCCAGACGGTTCTTCATCTGGGCATCGATGATCGCCATTTCCGTAGCGGTTCGAGCTCCGACCACTTGCCCACGAGCAGCTTCAGCCAGGGCTGAGATGAACGCGGCATCGTCTTCTTGCCGGGCTACGAACTCTTTTACACCCTGCGGGTTCTGCGGGTAGGGCATCTCGTAGAACAACGATCCCAGTGAGCGCAGTGCTTCGGAGTTCTGCGGGGCGATGCCCACGAAAGATCCAGCTGATGCGGCTACTGCCTTGTTTAGATCTTCCTCACTAATGCGCCCGGCGTCGTAGAGGACTCTGGGAATCATAAGATAGGTGATACGCTTCATATGCGTAAGCAGGTCGTTAACCGTCTCTTGCTGGGTCAAGACAAGCTGTACTTCGCTCAGCCCCAGGCAGTCCACGCCCGACTGGTTGAGGCTGAACATGGAGTAGGGGATGTAGTCAATGTCGTCTTCGAACACGACCTTGTCGAGCTGCCTAACGTAGTGCTTGACCTTGTTGGTCTCTCGATCGTAGTACTCCCAGACTGTGATCCACTCGAAGGCGTCGCGAACGGCGTTGGTCTCACCGCGCTGCTTCGAGCCGAGCATCCACTTCGGGAAGCGATCTGGCTGAACATCGTCCAGCTTGGCGTCGTAACGACCAGACTCCACACGGGCTTTGAACTCGGAGAAGGGGACGACGGTGGCTTCGAGCCAGTACTTAATGTCGTCAACGTCGCGCACAGTAAGATCGAAGAACACCGTAGAGGGATCGCAGACCTTCACTACGGGCCTGTCTTCTGTCTTGTTCCAGCTGGTCTTGAAGATGCCTCGCTTACAGAGAACAGCGTCGATCAACGCTGTTGCTGCGCGTCTCCGCATGCGGTTGGAGCGGAAGACGTACTCGAGAAGTCCTGTTACGGACGGCGACTGGTCCTGGCTACGGGCGTTGCGCGGGTTAGCTGCCACCTGGGGGTTGGGTCCCAGAAGAGCAGAAACCGCAGTATCTGCGATAGCATAGATAAGATTCTTAGAACACAGGTGAAGGTTTGTGTTCGTGTCGAGGTCCGTAGACCGCTGCGTCCAGAAGTCTCCCCGGTAGTACCGACGGGCCTTGTCGAAGATCTCCTTCTCCTGGCTCTTGTAGAACTCCAGGTGGCGATCGATAAGAACGGAAAGCTTAGGCATTCTCTTATCCTACGACTCGGTGGCTTTCTTACGGGCAGTGGTCATCGTTCCTCGCAAGCCTGCCGCCTCTTCTACCTTGGCCTTTGCCTTTGCAAAGTCTGCTGCGGCGGTGCCAGAAAACATTTTTCCGCCGTAGGTCTTCTTTGGGTCTTTCTTCTTTGCCATGGTTACATCCAGTTCCTCGGGGGAGGCTTAAAGAGGTTTCCTGCTTCTTTAGTAGACTTGCGCTTGTAGCGGTCCAAGTCTCCTATAGTCAGCTGCCCAGCAGGGCGCTGGTCTATTTCCGGTTGGATATTAGCGCGTGTGAAGTGTCTGCGCGAGAGAATGTCCGCCGCCATGATAGCCGTTCGGGCACGGTCGAAGTGATGCGTGGTACCGTCTTGGCCTTTTACGCGCTTATTATTAGTGCCGTCGTAGTTAACGAGTTGGTGCAACATGCCTCGGGAGATGATGTCTATCTCTTCTTCTCGCAGTAGCTGGACGAGCATCGCTTCTGCTTCCTGAATCCTCTTGGAGGTGGCGTACCATCCGGGGTGGTTCCGATTCGTCCACAAGAGGCTCGGGCACTTCTTGTCTTTAAGAATGGCAATACAGGCCATAGCGTTGGACTCTACGGCTATTAGAGCTCCGTTGTAGTGTCCTTGCACCCTCATTAGTCTTGCGGCAAACCGTCCAGGGTCTTCTCGATCTTCCCAGAAAGCTACCTCTTTTCTTGTAACAGCGTCCCAGACAGTCAGCGCGCTCTTATCTCCAGAGCGACCGTAGCCCGCGGGGTCAGCCGTAATTAGGTAGGAGCTGTTGTTTTCTGGCATGTCTATGACGCAACAACCCAGCGGGCCCTCGGGGGGATCTGGCTGAGACTTTGCCAGCAGCGGCTTTAAGACGTCAGCGGGCATGACGGGTGCGAGAGAGCCTAGCCAGCCATCATACGGGTCGGAAGGGTACTTTGCGCAGAATAGCCGGGAGTCTCCTACGAACTCTGTGTTCAGAGCGCTGCGTCTGAAGGCCATGTTCTGAAGAGTCATGCCGTCGTGCTGCGACATGTAGGTCTCTTCTTCAGAAGTGATGTCGGAGAGCGGAGCCTCTATGGCACAGCTGTTGTCCTTCCACCAACTGAGAAACACGGGGTTAAAGCGACTCTTTCCCTCCAAGGCCATCTGCCACATGCGCTCGTGGTGCGAGCCTGCACGACCAGGCGTCGACTCCAGTATGACGCGGGCATTGGGTCTCTTATTGACTGTCGGGAAGATATTGATAGCGGCCTTCTGCTGCCACTGTGCCTCACCAAACTCGGTGATGACGAGACGGTCGATCGAGCGACCGATGGCTGGAGAGCGCCCACCGGCTGTGAGGACCTTGATTCCTCCGCCGTGGCAGAAGTGCATCTGCGTAGTTCCTGCCTTCCTTCCCTTAGCCAGGGGCACGCGGACGTCGTCGGGGAGTCTTTTATAGGCGTATAAGATACGCTCGAAGATGTCTTCGGCTGTGTCTTGACGCTCTGCGATAAGCAGCCCCTTGACTCCTTCGAGGTACATGCAGTCGCGCAGCAGGAGCATAACGGAGATCGTGGTAATCTTCGCCTGGCGGAACTTGTTGACGATGTTCCAGCGATGTTCATGGTATGCGGTAATCAGCTGTTGCTGTGTGCTGGTAGGGGTCAAGAAACCGCTGGACTCGTCTTCTCTGACAATCTGACACATCGACACGAAGGCGTCGTAGGTAGCGAACATCGCCCGCACCTTGGACTGGTTTAGTGATGCGTGTTGCGTGAGCTTTGCGCCATTCGGAAGGGCTTTTAAATCCATGTGGGTACCTTAACATGATATAAGAGATCGAGAGAAGGAGCTGCTATGGCTATAAGCCCTGAAGTTTTGAACACTACCTATCCAAACCCTGGGCCCAACCGGGCGGATTGGCGGAAGAAGAACCTGAAGAAAGTGGCTAAGAAGCTTCGCGCTAATGACCCTATGACGATCAAGAGTGGTCAGAAGCTGAAGACTTATTAAAATAAAACTACTAAATAGTTGCATCGATTATTTGAACGGTGTAGATTTTCCACAGCACCCGAAGTGTCGTTGAGTAGCCCGTAAGGAGCTCAACATAAAGGCGCATGCGGGCAGGCAAGACAGCCCGGTCAGTTATGACTTTCAGGTTTTGTTTCTCGACTTCAAAGTCGGGGCGTAGAACTCGTTGTGAGCCTGCCGTCCCGCATTTCAAAACAAGGTGCATTAAATGTCCATCTCAACCGAAGTATTGAATACTACGTTTGCAGACCTTCGCGGTCCGCTCGTAAATTCTTTTGTTCGGAGCAATGAGCTGTTCGATGCGCTGAACACCAAGGCTCGCATGCCCATGGAAGGCGGCTCGTTCATCGAGCGTTCCTTCAGTGGCGGTGCTCCAGCTCGCGGTGTCGGTGTATACGTCGGCGATGAGCTCCTCAACATGACCCGTCGCCAGCAGGTGAAGAAGTTCCAGGTGGAGCCTCATCGTCTCGTTGTCGCCGTCAACATCCCCAAGAAGGAACTCCAGATGAACAGCGGCAAGCTTGCTGTGGTTCGTCTTATCGAGGAGTACCCTCAGACGGTGATGGAAGGCGTCAAGGCTGACATCAACGCTTACATGCTTACCGGCGCTAGCCGCGGCATCGTGTTCCAGACGGCTGAGCTGAAGGGTCTTATGACTCTGAACGGTCAGGTGTCGAGCGGTATCGGAACTGGTGTGACCAATGGTCTACTGGACTTTGATACTCCCGCTAACCAGACGGACACGGTTCAGAACGTGGCAAAGAGCTCCAGCTATTTCCACTTCAACCAGAGTGCTGACATCACCAGCTGGGCTACTCACGGGCTGTCGCGTTTGCGTCAGTGCTACCGTCAGGCAGCTCACTATGCTGGCGGACCTGGCAAGGGACCAGATCTCTGCATCATGGATGATGACACTTATGCCAACTTCGAGGCTTTCAAGCGCGATGCAGTCCGCATCCAGCTTATCGAAGACAAGACCGAGAAGAGCAACATGCTCGGACTGGACCTTGGTGTGGCTAAGGTGTACTCCTCCCTGGACTTGGATCGGACCGCTTCGACCTTCTCTGGCGTAGCTAGCGACGGCGTTGCTTACATCCTCAATACTGACTACATCGAGATGCCTATGCACGAGGCTCCAAACATCAGCGAGTTCAAGGAACGAGTTGGTGACCAGGACGTCGTCACAGCTATCTTCTCGATGCAGGCCAACCTTATCAGCACAAAGCTTCCGGCACAGGGTGTCGTGAGTGGCGGCGCTAGCGCTTAGGAGGTCATTATGGGAACTGTGAAAACTGACGCTATTGACGCGACTTATACCTATGAAGCTTACCCTGTAGGCACTCGGTACGTGCAATCTGCTGACGAGGTAAACGCAGCCAACTCGACTCACTACGGTGACCGAGAGTGGATCTTCGTTTACAACGACGACTCTTCGGCTTTCGCTGAAGGTAACGTGATCATGCTGGATAACAGCGATTACGCTCCCTTCCACGGACTGCTCTCCACCGCGACACTTCATGTGTATCGGATTCTTGGAGTGGCGGCTCATGCGATTGCTGCAGGTTCTTATGGCTGGATCATCGCTAAGGGTGCGGGTGAAGTTCAGTGTGACGGTGGTGTTGCTCAGGGTGACCGTTTGGTTGCTCATGCAAGTACCGCGGGTATCGCTGATACAATCACCCTGAATGCCGACGCAACCACCGACAACCTCGAGTGTGTCTTTGCTATGGCTCTTGAAGCCGATGCAGGTTCTTCTTCGGGAGACAAGGCCACTTGCTGGATCAACGGTGTGTGGTAGTTAGCTGATTCGTGATACATTAGGGTCGGGGCTCATTGGGCCCCGGCCCTTTTCTTTGGAGGGAAGATGGACGTATCTCTTGGAGCTCTTCGCGAGCGTCTTCTGGAAATGCGAGCGTGGGATAGCTCTGGGTCTACGTTCGACAAGCGGGTTCGCTCTGCTTTGAACGTGGCTTTAGATCGTCTCGCGGGGGACGTTCCTGAAGCGCTTGTTCCCGACGAAGAGCATATCGTTCTGAACAAAGACACGGTCAGCGGAGACCATAACCTGGCGATTAACTACTACACAGATGACCGTATGCTTAAGATTACGGACACCGCTGGAGTCAATCTCGGCAACGCCTCCGTAAATGCAAAAGCGGCTACCTGGTACAGCAGCACGTTCAAGTCCGATGGGACTTGGGACGGCATCATGCACCTGGAGGTAAAAGACACCGCGGGCACTTGGCACCGCAGGCAGTCCCGAGAGTGGTGGGTAGACGGAGAAGTTGTCTACGTTTCCATCGACAGGCCTTGGCCTAATACGAACACGCTGATGACCTTTAGGATCTATCAGCCCGAGTTCTTCGTCAGCGACGATGTGATGCGCATTCTCGAGCCCATGAGGTTGTACGACAACACTCGTCAGCAAGTCTGGGCTATCGACACAGCGGGCGCCTATAGACAAGACATGGTGGATTTCCAGGGAGAGAGCACGGGCCGCCCCTATCGATTCTACCGCAGCAGACACTTTCAAGTACAAGCGCCTCGTCGTGCTGCGCTGGCGCGTTTCCATCTGAAGTGGAACGGTCCCTGGCAACAAGGAAAGTTCTCCTTTGTCTACACCTATGTGTGGGGCAAGAAGGACGACGAGTGGCAGCAGTCTCCGATGGGGACGAACGACCCTGTCTGGGAGAGCGCGCCATCGCCCGTGAGCAACGAGGTTGATCACGACTCTTTGAGCAGTGTCGGTAAAGCCATCAACATTCAGATGACGAACATCGATCAGATGACTGGCTTTGGGGTCACGGGGACTACTCGTAGATCTCACTCAGGATTCCGCCTCCGTATCTATGTTGCGCGCACGGACGTGAAGGAGTTCGGAGGAACAGCCACGGGATACAACAACGTAGAGAAGTCAGGTGTTTATTACTTTCTCACGGAGATTGACCCTGAGGACGTTACCCCTGACGCCAGCTATACGTGGGACGGCAGCGTCGTCCCTGACTACTATCGTCCGCTGAAGCACTCCACTGGGTACTACGCTTATAAGCCTTACCCTCACCAGGATGCTCGCTACGAGATCGACATGCGTGTCCTTAGGCTTCCGCCTAAGTTCATAGACGATCAAGACACCGCGCCGATTCAGCGAGACTCCGTGCCGGCGTTGTTGGAGCTGTCTCTATACTACTTGTGTCTTCAGGACGGTGTAGACCAGAACGGCGCGCAGATGCACCTAAGAAGGTACGAAGAGCTGGCTAAGAAGTACCGTTTGAACTACGCTACACCAGGCAGGATTGTGGAGCCGGTTCCTCTCGGGGGACACTCCGGCAGAAGTCGATATGGTGTCTTCAGCACAAGCGACACCTGATTTCTTGTTATGCTTGCTGTGCGCAATGACGCATTAATCAAAACCAGAGGAACGAATGTCTAAGCAAACGCAGGGATTGACTGCAATCCCGAGGCCCCAGCTGGGCGATCTAATGTATCGCCACACCCTTATTGGTCTTCGGGAGGAAGCCATGGTGGTGAGTATCAGCGGGCCAGAAACAGATCGCAGCATGTGGTCTTCTGTCATGATGACCAAGAACGGGGTCGAGTTCGTCGGTTCCGATCAAGAGCACCGCGGTAAGTACGACTGGGTACCGCTTTCTTGGCAGTATGACGAAGAGCGGAAGGCGTGGGTTTTGCCTGCGGACTCCGAGCAAGCTGTGTCGGACGCAAAGGCTGTAGATGCCAAGGACTGGGATCTACCTACTCCTGTAGAGGGCGAGAGGTACATGACCTGGAGGGCTCGTGCTCTTCGAGAGGTTCCTGGTCTTCGTGGAGCATCTGGAGCAAAAGATATCTTGTCGGACGCCTGGAAGGAGCGCGAGCAAGCCGCTCCTGCTAAGTAGGTAAGATAAATGGCAGGACCTGCGAGCAACCAACCGATTAGCTTTATCGTCCCCGCGGGCGAAGAGCAGGTCCTGTATTCTGCCAGTGCGCTGTCTTACAAGGTTCAGAACCTGGAGCTGACTCCCGAGGGGACGCTCCGGTCTGTAATCGGCCCTACGCGCTACGAGCCTGATAGGACCGAGGATGAGGAAGGCACGACGCACGGAGCTCCGCACGGAATCTATCATGCGGGGCTCCTCGGCGGGATAGCCGATACCTTGATCGTTCGCATGGGAACAGAGCTCAAGAGACACGAGGGGTGGTCTCGGAGCTTTCGCACCTTGGTCACAGACCTGTCGAACGAGCACAGACCGATATATCCAGACCAGTTTACAGTTCTAGGAAACGTCATCATCTGGACAAACGGCATTGACCGAGCCAGGGTTATTGCTCACGATGGCATGGTGGTGCCGCTGGGTTTCGACCAGGCTCCGGGCCCTGCCTTTACAGAAGGTCCTCAGCAGCCTAACCCTACAGACAGAGACACACTCTACTCAAATGCGCTGGGTTATTCTTGGCCGGGAAAGATCGGCACTATAGGGGATGTCCTTGACGGGCAGACGGGAGCTCTTCTTGCAGGTGGTTGGTATTACTACGTGCAGTGGGAGGACGTCTTCGGAAATCTTTCCGCGCTCTCTGCGCAGAGCGCCTTAGTTTCTGTAAAGACCCTGCAGGCAGATCCCTACACCGAAAGCTCAGCTGCGCTTGCCACGGAGATTGACGACCTGACCAGACAGTTTCTGGTAAGGGTGTCTGGTGATGCGCCCGAGCACGCAGTGGCTTTTAGACTGTACAGAACGCCCGACGTTAAGAACAAGAGCGTAGTTCCCCAACTACTTGCTCGGGTTTCGGGCAGCAAACAGTTCTTCTACCCAGACAACCTTCCCGATGCCGCCTTAGGTCCTGTTGCTCTTGAGACCGTGCCAGTCCCCGTGTTTCGCGTCATGTGTACACACCAGGGACGTCTTGTCATAGGGAACACGGTTGACGATCCTGGTGTGGTTCGCCGCTCACAGGTCGGTCTGCCGGGAACCTTTGCTGCGCAAGATTGGATCTACCCCGACTCCGGCGGGTCGGAAGTCACAGGGCTCGCCTCGCATAACGGTAAGCTTATTGCTTTTACCGAGAGCAGTACCTACGAGCTGGAAGATTTTGCTATACCTGTGCCGCTCGCTCAGGGAATCGGGTGTGTCGCGCCTCGATCTATAAAGGCGCTGCCTGACGGGACGTTGATCTGGCTTTCTCGCGACGGCTTCTACGGAATGAAGAACGGTGTGGTCAAGCACCTGAGCCGATCTATCAGCAGGACCATACGCAATTACATCAACAGGACGCGTATGCGGATGGCCGTGTCTGTGATAGATCCAACGAGCGGAGAGTATCGTTGTGCATTAACTCCTGCGGGAGATGTGAATCAGTCCCTTCTTCTCTGCTTTGACGGAGCCCACTGGAAGCGCCAGAAGCTCGGCCTCCACATTGCCGACATCTGTCAGACGGATGACTACAGGCAGTTCGTTCTGGCAGCAGGCTCGCATCGGAAAGGCGCTGTCACGACAATAAAATCTGCCGTTCAAGAGGGCTCAGATAACTTCGAGCTCTCAACGAGTACGGAGACCGTTGTCATAGACAAGAACGAAGTCTATGTCATGGACCGGGCAACTTCCGCTTACGATCCTCCTGATAGAGAGATTATCTATCGCTCGGGTTGGATGCGCGGCGACAAGGTCGGTCTTACGCCGCTGCACATCCGTACTATGTACCTGGGTTTAGTAGACGCCTGGAACGGGAAGTTTACTATTCGATTCTACAGAAACGGTTCTTGGGCGGATGTTGTCAAGATGGAAGACGTCTTGTCCATCGGCCTGGATGACGAGACGGGTGTTGTCGATGACATCACGGGTAAGGCAGTGCTCGGAGCAGCCAAGACACATGACCCTCGGTTGTTCTGGAGGCAGGTCCCGGTTGGTTTAGAGAACGCGTACTCCTGGGCTTTCGAGATAAGCGCGGACTTTCCTACCCGGCTGCACATTGCGTCGTTTGTTTTTGATATTACGACAGCCACGGCAGGTAATGTTCGCGGTCGAGTGCCTAAGCGCGACGATGTCTGAGGAGAAATAAGATGCCTTACATTTTTCCTAAAAGACAACTGCGAGCTCCTGATGTCTTAGATCCAACAGAGCTGAATGAGGACTTCATTCCTGCTGTTGAGGTCGTGTGCGGCAAGCTAAACGCGCACAACATCGAGCAGACGTCTTCGCTTACTCTTGAGACGGACGGCTCCTCCACCCCTTACTACAAGTACTACCTGTCCGAGCAAGCTGCCGATCCCGGCTTTGGAGCCTCGGGGGCGCACACGCCGCCACGAGCGTCGGCTACTGATTATGAGCACATTATCAGAAACGACATGGAGTGGGACGCGATAGACTCGATGAGCGTTTCAGCAACAACAGGACTGTCCACGCTCTGGGTTACCGGCAGGGTCCAATACATCTGGCTGGGTTTTACCGCAGAGAATACCGAGCTAAGAACGATAACGGTGACAAACGCGGACGGTGACAAGGAGACACAGTTAGTGTCTAGCACTATATCTGGACACCGGTGGAGTAAGGGAACAATACCCTGTCGTGTGCAGTTTGCTGTTCGAGTAAACGGGGCTGTCTTACCTCACACTGTTACAGGCAAGATCAATCCCTTTGAGCCTTCCGTGTTACCCGTGAAAGCTGTAAGTCAGCGCGTAGCCTCTTTGGATTCAAGCGGTAGCGCTGTAGGCGGTTCCCGGTTTCCTGGGCCCGGTATGGAGTGGGATAGCCAGGCGACTGCTTGCGGACCTGAGGCTTGCTCGATTCGTATAGGGACGGCGGTGGTTGTCCAGCCTGGAACGCACACGGTAGATATTGTAGCAAGAAGGGTCCCTCCTGTGGGCCAAGAGGTTTACTCAGGAACTGGCTTAGAGGACACGTCGAAGTGGGAAGAGAACTACGTCGCTGTCTTTAACAGATCGCTGTTTGTGCTGGACGTTCCTACCTTTCCTCCCACAGCTTCTAACGTAGTCAGCACGGTGGCAGACACCTTTGATTCTGAGGAGACGATCAGCGCAAAGAGCCTCGGGTTAAATAAGATAGATGTTGCTCGGGATGCTCTGAACTCTCTTGAGGCAGGCTCTTTAGCCCGTGGGGCTTTGTGTAGAGATCACTTGCCTTCTGCTGTCGTAGCAAAGGCGACAACAGCGGTGACAGGAGACCCGGTGTCTGTGTCTGCCGACTACCCCGGCTGGTCCACAGCGACGAAGACCACCTCCAGCTCAGGGACAGGTTGGTATCTCCTGCGTGACGCGAGCTCTAATCAGCTTAAGACAAGCGTAGGGTTTTCCTTGGACACAACGTCTGTGTTTATTGTATTAGGAAACGCACACGTTCAGTCTCTACGAAACTCTACAACTAGCTCAGACCTGAACGAGTTCGGGTCTCTTGTTATTGGCTACGAAGACGCGGGCGGTGGTTTTCACATCATACCTGTTAGCGAGGCGTACATTAACCACTACGCAGCTCTGCACGGTTTAGTATCGACTGACCCTGATTATACTTTTAAAGAGCAGATCGACGTTCCGCTCTTTGCAGCTATCACCTCGGCGGACGTGTCTGCCGCAACGGGCGGCTCCACTGTATCGCACTTCGGCATCTACGCAGCGACGATGTCTGACGTCGGTCAACCCAAGCTGATGTTCCGTAGAGGTAACCTCAGCGTCATTCAAGTCATGGTGTGATATGACGGTTATTACTCCGTATAACTACGTCGACGGGAACGTCCTTGACCCCGACGGGCACAACGACAACGTGTACTCGAGGCAGGCAGGAAGGGGCATCCAGTCAGAAGCTAATGGCGGTCTGAACTCTTTTAAGGCGGACTTTGCTGTTAAGAAAGAACATGTCTGGCCTGAAGAGGCCGTGCGTATACGACAAGACTCTGCTCTGGAGACTATAGATATCTTCAGTGACGCTCACGCAGACTCTGGAACTGCGAAGTACCGCGTGGTCGCCGGGTGTGCGGTAAAAGTCTACGTGCCCTACGCGGCTACCTTGGCGCTCTGGGAGTGGTCTGTGTTTATCAGCCAGGCCAGGTTCTTTGTTCATCTCCAGGATCAGGTGTTCAGCCCAAAAGACGACGGGTCCGTGGCTGTCGCCGCAAAAACGGCTGAGCCTAACATTATCATTCGAGCTCGTTTGACGGACAGCGCTGGCACAGTGACGAACCTCGCTCACTCTAAGAGATTGTTAGCACAGACTATCGGGTTTGATGACAAGGAGCCGACCGGCTCTCTTCCGACGTCTTACGAAGATAGATCTGCCCTGCACTTCGGAATGCACCATCTTCAAGAGTCTGTGGCCGCGGGGTGGCATGAGCTTTCTCTGACTGCTCATCAAGAGTTTGTAACTCACGAGGTAGACGACGATTCCCGAGAACTGTTCCAAGCAGAGCTTGCGCGCTCTAGAGGGCAGACCACTGTTAATAGAGATCACGTCTTTTATCAGAGAGCTAGCTTCGGTATTCGAAACGCACGCGTGCTCACTCTTCTCTAATCGAATACAATATATTTCCTGTTGGAGGAGAATATGCCTATTACTGCTGCGACTGTAGGAACTATCGCTGCCCTGGGGGCGGCTGAGGCGGCTGCTCCGTTAATCGGGCAGGGGATCGCCTCTTTAGGAGCTGCTGGGAGAGAGCGTCGAGCGATGTTTCGTGAGGCGATTGCTCGCAGGCAATCGGGTAAGTACGGCATGTCCCGTGCAGAAAAGGACCAGCTTCAAGAGGACCTTGCGGGCACTCCCTCCGCGGGAGACACGACGGGTTCCGTCGGTGTAGGCGTCGGTCCATCTGCTGGTCGCTTAGCGGCTGCTAATCAAGCTAAGCTTCGCGAAGCTATGGATATGCGAGCCAAGGCGCGCGGCAAGGTTAACGAGCTGTCTCAGCAGAGGGCACTTGCTCAGAAGACAGCAGACGATCAGTTGATTAATCAGCGTGCGCTTGATGCGCAGAAGCTCGGCGCAGCGATCGCAGATACTGCAGTAGCCGCCGGCACGGGCGCTTACGCCGACGTTAAGCAAGGGCGAGAAGCTCGTGCGAAACAGGGGGTCGAAGCTATCCTTGAGTTAGACCCCGCTGCGCAGGCGGCAGCAAAGACCGCGGCGAGTACAGCAAGCGCCATGGGAGGAGTAGGGTAATGTCTGAAGTAGACAGGCTAAGGCAACAAACGTATGGCGGAAGCGCTTCGACTGCCGACCCATCAGATAGGTCTGTTGGCAGGTACGACCCGGAAGTAGGGAAGTCGATTCGGAAGCTGGAAACTGAACAAGGAAAAGATTACGCGAGGCTTGAAGAGGGCGTCACGGAAGCTGAAAAGGATGTTCTCAAGGCTCAGGTAGATCTGGCCCAAAAACTTCTCGATCATAAAGCTGCTTTAGAAAGTCTCGCTCAGAAAGATTCGGAGGACTATAACGACAACGTCACTAAGCTCAAGACGGAGCTGATTAAGGCTCGTGCGGCTTTAGCAGACAAGCGCGCTGCTTGGAATACAAAAGCTGTTGACACAGCAAGAAGAGCCGGGTCTGACGCATCTGTTGCAGGCAAGAACCCTGCCGCGGCTGCTTGGACCTCTGTTTCTGACGGACTTGTAGGAGATCAAAGCACTACGGTGTTAGATCCCCAGCTTCCAAAAACTCTTAACGAGATCAAAGACTCTTTTCCTTACGGCGTAGATTTCGACAACAATTTTAACCTTATTAGCTGGGGGTCTATCACAGATTACACGACCCGTTCGTCCGTCCAGACCCTTTTGGACAGGGCTCAGCGTGTAAAGCTTGGTTTAGACGACGCGGAGAGCGAGTACAATGATTTTGAAAGACAGCAAGGTGAGTTAGAAACTCTGCTTGCTACGCCCACCGAGACTTACGGCGCTACGCCGGAGTCACGGAAAAAGCACTATGAGGATGTAACAGAGCAGTACAACAAGCTGTACAACGCTATTATCGGCACAGACCCTTACGAAAGGGCTCGGGATAGGCTGTATAGAAAAGAAGACGAGCAGTACTTTACAACGCAACGAAGAATTCGACTTGACAAGCTGTACGACGTCTACACGGGAGGCGAAGGCACCGCTTCTGCCACCGATAAACTGAAGCTGGGTCAGGCCATACAACGTCTTGAGCAGACAGGTTGGCGCGCAGATAATCGTCCTGGTGATAACGTCGGTAAGACATTTGACGACACCGGCGACGGCGTCGTAGATCGATACATCGCGACGCCCGATGACCTCAAGGCCATCCTTGAGTGGGATACTCAGAAGAACCGCGGCGCGGGCAAGTACGGGGTTAAGCGGGGTTCAACAGGTTCCTTAGTTCGTTTCGAGGTGAAGGCTACGCCGCAGCAGCTGGCTTCCATGCGAGATGAAGATGGTCAGTACTCTTACGTTGTCGGGGAAGACGGCCAGAGATCTTACCTGTCGCCGTCGGAAGCCAAGGCTGTGCTGGACGCTGCTCTCAAGCCTGCTCAGGCGCAAGCAGTAAAAATCACGGCAGGAAAGCACACCAAAGACGGCATCCGGCTCCCCAACGGCCAAGTTATGGTTTATAAAAGCGGCAGCCTGGTGGAGTTTCCGCCTGCCCTTCTGGAGCAAGCTACCGTAGAAGACGTCGGTTGGTATTCGTCAGAGCAGACCGTGGCGCTGCAGTCTGGCAGCCCGCCAGCACAGGCAGATCTTAAGATAGCTACTTCTCCTGAGCCGGTCTCTTCTCCTGTTCAGCGGACCCCAGAGGCTCCTCCTACGACGTTTACTCGCGAAGGCGAGAAGATGAAGATCCATGCCACCGACCAGATGACGTACCCTGCGGGGTCGATTCGTCTTCGCGGTGGGGAGACCATCTCTGCAGATCAAGTCGTGGGTCCCGTCCAGTTGTTCGCTTCTCTCACGCAGGACTTTGGGCTCACAGGAGATCAAGGCTCTTATGCGAAGTGGAAGGGTCTTCAGGCTCAAGGAAAGGTGCGTGAGTTTGTCTCTGGCGGAGCTCTAAGCAGGGGTCCTATCGCTTCTCGCATCCTCGGCGGGCTCCAGTTTGACACCTACGGAGTAGCGGGTAGACGAGCTCTTGACAGTATTTTCGGGAGACAACCGAGTGCTGAAGATCGCCAGTTCGTCGAAGACCCGTCCGCTGTGTCCGAAGAAGACCTGGACGAGGCAGCCGGGCTTACTGATGAAGCGCCCGCAGGCGAGACTCGAAAGGAGCGACGTTCTCGCAAGGAGGAGATGAAGGAGCAGATGCGGCGCAGCGCAGAGAGGGATGAGTTGCCTGAAGAAGCGCTTGAAGAAATCCCTGAGGGAGAAGAGGCTCCTCGTCCAGAAATGTTGGCAACAACTCCTGGCGAGCGGCGCCCAGGCGCTCCTTTAAGAACAGACGCTCTGGACATTAAGGACCAGCAGGTTCCTGAAGAGACGGTGGCTTCTCTTGCCACAGATGCCATGGCTAAGAAGAAAAGAGAAGAAAAAGCGTTGGAGGTGCCGCCCGACCTGAGCATCGTAGGTAAGCTAGACGAAATAGACGCTGCCGCTAAAAAAGACGCTCGTATGGCGGCTATAGAAGAAGGTCGTGAACTGGACAGGGCTTATAGCGAAGCTTTAGCCGATTGGAAAGACGCTGGTTCAGACCCGGCCAAGAAGCCTAAGAGACCCGTTAGTGTGGTAGATCCTGCGCCAGAGCCCTCTGTAGAGGAGTCCGAGGAGCCCTTTGTTCCTGCTGAAGAGCCTATCGGTGACGTGCCGGAAGAGACGCCACGAGCTCCGCTGACAGAGAGACAAAAGAAGAAGGCGGCTCGTATTCTTAAGAGAGGCGACCTTCCTGTCATCAAAGGAGAGCCTGGGAAGCCTGCTATGAGCGACGAGGAGGTGCGAGCGGCTCTTGAAAGACTCGATGCTCGCCCTAAGCTGCCTCCAGGTTCTTTCGATATAGAGAAAGACTTTAGTGACCTGGACGAGATGGAGACGGCCTTTGGCACCACGAGCAAGAACCCGTCTCCAGGTCTTCGTGCTTTGATATCTTTCGGTGATAAGATCAACAGCGACAAGACCTTGGCGGAGAGGATGAGGGCGAGACGCGCCAAGAGTCCTACGGCCAAGATAGACGCGGGTGATGAAATCGTGCCTTCTGCAAGCGGTACTCCGGTCAACCCTGATAAGGGATCGACGGTTCAGGAAGAGGAGGAATAGCTGTGTCGAATATAAATATAGTCAAGGCAGGGGCAACGGCAGGGGCAGGGGCAACGGATGCCGCGGAGCTCCTTGACTTTATGGAAGGTATTGACGACGATTCGTCTGACACTGTCGGTACGGACACGTCTGTCGGTACGGACACGTCTATCGGTACGGACACGTCTGCCGATAGGGGCGCGCCCGCCGCTCGACCTTCTGGCCGAGCAACAGGCGGACAATCGATTCCTTCGCGGCCTGCCGCCGAGCCTGCCGCCGAGCCTGCCGCCGAGCCTGCCGCCGCCGCTCCTGTCGCTCCTGTCGCCGCCGCTCCTGTCGCTCCTGTCGCCGCCGCTCCTGCCGCTCCTGCCGCCGAGCCTCTCAACTGGGATGAGCTTCTTGGCGTAGGCGACATTCGATCTGACAGGCGAAGACGAGCCGCTAAGACTAAAGCCATTTCTAAGATAGAAAGCTTTGGTATAGACTACGATCGCTGGGCCGGGTTGCTTGATGGGTTGAATGATGAAGGAAAGAAGGCGCAGCCCTACGAATCCGCTCAGTACTTGATGGAGAAAGGCGCCGCTGGGGGAAGACCGCCTCCAGCGATAGTGACTCAGCAGGGAAGCACTCCCGACGGTCCTAAAGTCTTTGGGGCCGAGGACAAGGACCTCGTTGCCGTCCACATCAGCTCTCTGACAGGAGAAGGCAAGTCTTTCAAAGACATAAACGACCTGATAGCCAAGGGTGCGGGAGACTACTTTCTGGGTAAAGAGTGGACTGATTGGTATCTTAACGAGATACAGAAGACAGGTTTACAGGGCTGGCTAACGATTGAGCAAGAGAAAGCTTTTGGTCTGGTTCCTTCTGAGGTTCCTACAGTTGGCGTGCTTGAGAAGGGACATCAGTACACCCCTATTTCGCAGCTGATGGAACAGGGACACGTCCGTTCCTACAGCATGCTCGGGCAGCGAGGGGTCGTCGATCTCGATGCTGTGCGCACAAAAGACGCCACAATGAAGGTGCTTCGTGCCGCTAAACTCATGGAGAAGAGGGGCGTCGACCCCGAAACAATAGAGCAGTTTAAGTACGCGAGCGGAGTTGATCCGAGAGAAGAGGCCAACTTTAATGCCTTAGTGGCCCAAGAGTTTTCTCGACTTAAACAATATGACGATTCTGGGGCCATTCTTCCGATAGGAGCTCGTGGTAGGATTGTGGAGCTTTCCGAAGCAATCGCTTCAGCAGAGAAAGCGCTGGCTGCTGCTAAGGCAGAGCCAGACACGGCCACTAACAGAGCTGCTGTAGCGAAGGCCCAGCAGAAACTTGATGACGCTAAAAAAACCTACGAGGCAAAAGTACAGATCGCGCAGTTCAGTTCCCACGAAGACATCGACGAGAATCCAGGCCAGCGAAGAATATACAAAGAATACTCGGAGACTATGGGGCCCTTAACCATGGGCACGCATGACGAAGCGAGGATGAAGATAGGTCCTGTGTCGGGCGCTACTGTCCGATTGGATAAAAGGCCGGGTCTAGCTCTAGCTCAAGGGACCGTGGGAGGAACGGACGCCGCAGCTGTTGAAGATCTGGAGCAGCTCGCTGCATACGTTGTTCACCAGAAGACCCGCGTTGCTGAAGCGTTCTACAGAAGAACGCAATTAGGTAGACAAGCAAAGGCTCTAGAGCAGACAGGGTATACGGGGGCGCAGTTGGATGCTGCCAGATCTTACGCCGATTCTAACTTTCCTGCGGTAGAACGTGAATGGAGAGGAATTGTGCCTGACCTAAGATCCGATTGGAATAGAAAAGAGGGCGTAGTGATCCCCGAGAGAGCTCGTCAGAGAGAAGTCGAGCTCGAAAAAGAAAAAAACAAATGGTATGAATCTAAGGGCTACTCTTTTAGCGTCTCGGAAGGTCGATATCTCTTGACGGAAGACGCCCGCTTGGCTGACGCACAAGCCGACACTCTTCGGAAAATAGCTAACGAACAACAAGCAGCCACAGAAGACATTAAGCGATACAAAGAGGGTCTCCGGGCTATGGGCGTATCCACTGAGTATTACGGGGGCGTAAGGTAAATGTCTGACGAAACAGATGTCCTGAGTGTCGAAGAGCCTGTTGTCGAAGAAAAGTCAGCGGCAGAGCTCGCGGAAGAGCGGATTAGGGAGCTTTCAGGCGATGTAGATTATTCTATAGAAGAGGGGTTGTCTGTAGGACAGGCTCGCGGTGCTGAGGTCGAGGCTAAAAAGGCCGCTATTAAGGAGCGTACCGAGACTATCGATCAGTTGGACGTTCGAGGGCTGTTGCACTCTGTCAGTTACGGCAGGAGTCAACAGATAAAGGGCGTTGTAAAACAAGGCTACGAGTCCCCTGACTCCATCTTAGAGAGTCATGCAGCGCGCGTTAATATGACTCCGATGGAGCTCCGCGGGAACCTGATAAAGTATGGGTACGGCTGGGAGTGGATGGCAGACGCCGTCGGTCGCGAGGGTCGTTCTGTAGATGATGTTCTTAAAGAGGCGAAGTCTCGCGGAACAGTTGCTCTGCTCCCTGAGCGCGAGCGGGAGATCCGCATGCGCGGAGAGTCTCTCCGCGACGTCGCCGTTGATAAGTATATCGCGAAGGGAGAGGCTATCCCCGACGCGTTCCTTGACGACGCGTTTGTCGTGTCAGACACGCGTAACGCCATCATCGGTATGGACGCGGACGAGGAGGGCATGGCGGACATGTTCTCCGGCGAGGTCGGAAAGGACAAGGTCCTTAGCCGCCCAGGAGAGAAGGGCTACATAGAGGCGCAAGTAAACTCAGAGATGCTTCTCAGCATGCCCGATATAGCCCGGCTCGTTACCGAGTACAGCGGCACAGCGATGGGCGGAGACCAGTACCTCCGCAAGCGGAAAGAGAAGCTCTCAGCAGAGTATGCCCGCATCAACGGAAAGGAGCCCGACTTCTCCGCGGTCCGTGCTATGCACATGCAGGCAGCCAATGAGCTCGCTACTTTTAAGGTGGTGGGTGTCTGGCACTCGCCGATCTTTCTTAGAAGCGACACGCTCTTGCCTAAGGAAAGAGGCACCGATGCTCAGGGGCTCAGCCTCTATGACGCGTTTGCGCCTACCGTAGAAGTTATCGGCGTAGACAACAAAGGTCGCTTTGTTATCCGCGAATCCACCGCGATGTCTCACCTGTTCGATAAAGCCGACGCAATGCAGGCAGGTGTTGTAGGCGCAGTCAAGTATGGCGGCTGGGAGGGAGCGAAGCGGGGTATCGCGGAGAATCGAAACTTTCTTGAGGCTTCTATAGAGACAGCTTCTGCTGAGGACTTAGGTCTCTTCGGAATGTCCGTGGCTGGCGGCGTGGGCCTACTCGGAATGGTGGCTTCTCCTGACCTGCTCTTTAGCGCTGCAGGAGCGCCTAAGGAGTTGAGAAAGGTTCAAGACACCGTCAGGGTCATGAAGGGCGGGACCCAAGCGAGCAAGGCTCTTGAGACTATGCTCACTGCTTATAAAGCACAAGATCCTGCCGCTTTCGCGAGGCTGAGCAGACAGTTTGCTGCCGAGCACAAGCTTAGTGCAGAGCAGATAGACCAGCTCACAGTGAGCTTGTCTCCGCTCATGCAGAAGCAAAACCCCGACATCGGGGGAGCCGAGGGCATCGCCCTGGCCAACGCCCTCCCAGGGAAAGCGGGTGAGCTGCGGGTCAACCTTGCTCCAGAGATTCGCAAGGTGCAGTCTAAGCTGTCTACTAAGCCCGCGAGTGAGAAGGGTCAGAAGCCTCCGAAGAAGGGAGAAAAGCCGAAGAGACCTTCTGCCGCCGAGGAGACACCAGGTGTTACACCCGACCTCTATGATTTCGAGCGTCAGCTTAAGATCATCGAAGACGAACGAGAGCTGATAAACCTCAAGGGTATCGACGACGCCTCCTTCAGGGGGGTGCTTGATAGAAAGATAGCTCTTCAGCGCACGGAGCTGCATAAGATACTGGAAGACGTCGGTCCTTCTAAGCAGGCTTATGAATATCGTTCTCAGCTCGGCGAGTCCCTGGGCGACGCCATGCGAGACCCCAACGCTTGGTACAAGAGCCAAGAGGATATTCTTCGGCAGTACGATGGTATGGCGCGCACCTATACCGGCAAGAAGAAAGACGCCCTTAAAGCGATCGATGACCAGGTAAAGGCTGGTGCGATCGACAGCAAGAGAGGCAAGGAGCTCAAGAAGGAGATCAACGCCGCGGCCAAGGCGAGACAGCAGGCGTATGAAAAGCTCCGCAAGATTCGAGACGAGGCACTGAAGCTGAAGCAAGAGATGCCCGACAAGGCAGCTCAGCTTGCTCTCTTAGATCGAGCCGAAGCGGCTGTGATGACCAACATGGAGACGCGTGCCGCGGCCTCGTATGTCTTCTACAGCACGTTGATGGACAAGCTAAACCCGTATGGGAAGAAGCTGCTTGGCGTCGGTAAGAAGCGTACAGATCTAATAAAGAAGACTCTCGCAGATGACCTGGAGGCGTATGCAACACTGAGTGAGAACGCCCTTAAGTTTACTAAGCAGGCTATGGATAACTTTAATGTTAGCCGTAGTGAGGCGCTGAACGGCGCGCGTTGGTTAGAGTCTCGGGCTCGCCAAGCGGCGCGTAAGAAGGGAATCACTGTCGACGAGTGGTGGGAAACCCGCATTAAGGGCATCGAGTCTCGAGAAGACATACAAAAGATCACACAGGGTACCGGCGGTAAGAAGCCTAAGGACGTTGACGAGGGTGAGGAAGTCGTCGAGGAAGTCGTCGAGGAAGTCGTCGAGGAAGTCGTCGAGGAAGTCGTCGAGGAAGTCGTCGAGGAAGCAACGGACTTTTCTGAGGTAATAACCAAGGCTTTGTCAGACCTGGAGAAGGCTATAGAGCCTTTAGACGAGCAGACCAAGTTTCTTGGAAACGCCTACAACAGGGTCAATAGAAGTGCCCTGAGGGATGTACTTAGCTCTTATTCTACTGTTAAGTACTCCGACGATATGGATGTCTTCCTGGAAGACTTGTCCAAGACCATACGAAGCAACCAACAAGACATCGCCAAGGTCACTGACCTGCGGGCTAAAAAGGATTCTTCTCTTGCTGCGCAGAAGCAGGCTGAGCTGCAGAAGGTTCTGGATACAAGAAACGAGATTGATCGGCTGCTCAGAAGTGTGCAAGACAACGCGAGCAATATCAAGCTTGAGCCTGCGCCTCCGATCAAGCCTGTTCCTTCTGTTGAGGAGCTAAGCCTTCCTCCTGCGAAGCCGCTCCCCGAGCCGCCGAAGGGTATGCCGAAGGCCAACAAGAAGGGCTTCGGTTACACGGAGCTGTCTCCGCTTGCTCTTGAGAAGGAGAACAAGTTCCTCGCCGATATAGGCGAAGAGATCTACACTCTCGACAGCTACGATTATTACACGTTGACGGTGGGCCAAAGAAAAGCACTAATAGACTTTCAAAAGGGCTTTTTAAATCGCATAAGCAACCGCCTTGAAAGTGTTCGGAAACAGGACTTTCCAGACATTGTTTTTCGTCTTCAGAAAGGCGTCTTCTCTGAAGTACGGACGATTGTTCCTTTAGATCTCAAGGGCAACCTTATCGCCCGCGCGGATGTCCCTGAAGAACTTCAAGAAGTCATACGCCAATTCGAGGAGGCCGATGCCTACCTCAGCAGCTCTCAAGTGCGAGCAAAAAAGCGAGGCCTTGCGCCCAGGGAGTTGTACGATCACCTCGTCCAGTTCGATGCGCGCGTCAATCCCGATGCTCGACTTAGAGATGCTGTGCAGTGGCTGTATGACCACGGCCAGAACGCCGGATGCCGAGCTATCTGCCGACGATTGATTCAATCAGGCCAGATAGACGAGGGGGCTAGGTTCTTCGTCTTGAACGGGAGTGGGGCCTTAAGTATCGGCAAGCTCGACGCCTTTCTTGTCTCTGCGGGGGAGAGCAAAGTAGGGACAAAGCCGAAAGATTTCCGAGGCCTTGCGTCTGGGGATTATGGCACAGGCTTTTCTTGGAACATCGTCCGCGGTAGTGGATACAAGTCGACAGGGCTTACGGAAGAGACCATAGTCCACGAGATGCTCCACAACGCCACGTCGGAGGTCCTTCACCTCGCCTTAGTGCGTGGTAGGGGTACGCCGGCTGTCAGGAAGGCGGCGAAAGACCTGGATGATTTCGCGGTACAGATCTACGACATCGCAGAAAAGGAAGTCAGACGGCTGAAAGCCAAGAAGGGTAAGACGTTTGAAGAGGAGAGGCGGCTTTCAACAGCTAAACACATTCTCAAGCCATATGTTCTCGGCAGCGGAAAAAGAGATGAGGTGATCAACCAGTTTAACCGTAGCACAGAGCTCGTCTCTTACGCGATGTCAGACCCTGAAATTCAAGTGTTCCTTCGCAGCATCCCTATCGAGGAAGTTCTAAAGGCAGGCGAAGAGCCACGCACGATGCTCGACAAGTTCGTGGAGTTGATCGGCAGGCTCTTCTCCCCCGGAGGAAGGAAGCTCCCCGCGGTGGAAGAGAACGCCTGGCATCGAGCGCTTCTTCTTTCAGAAGACGTGCTTGCCGCATCAACAGCGCAGTCACTGTTCGCAGAGAAGACAACGGGTGTCAAGAACACGTATGCCGCCTGGCGGTCTAATGACAGCTACGAAACTACGGTATTTCTCGAGGACGTCAACTTACTGGACGCCTCGGTCTATGGAGACTTCAAAATTCAGCGTCAAGCCCTTAACGACGATCTTTTTGAGGCTTTAGCGTATCACCACAGCTTCCTGTCAGGACGGAGCTCGGTTCCGCCTTCGGACCTACGGCTCTCCGATCTTCGGAAGAGTCTCGATGCGTTCGAAGCGGGCTTGCCCAAGGTTCTCGAAAAGGTCGATGCCGCAGCGGCAGACCTCGCGCTGAAGACAACTGAGAACGGGGCCTTTGGCAAGAACCTCAAGGACACAGAGTACGAGATCGCCCTCAGCGCAGAGGGAAGCGCTGTACGCAAGAGCGCGGATGAGGGGTTCGTTTATCCCAAGAAGTACGCGAAGCTGACCAAAGCAGAGCTTGAAGATCTTGTCGTTAGTCTGAATAAGACCTTGAAGGAGCGACCTTCCGAGGGTGTTGACGCGCTCCGCACGGCTGCTTTCGACGAGCTTATGGATCTCCCCTTTATAGACGGGCTGAACTCAGCCGCAGGAGACTTCCGGTATATCAACGACGTAGATTTCTGGGAGATGCACAATCTCCCGAAGACAGCCACGCTTCAAGAGGCAGCGGACACGCACCTGAAGGCGTTGAAAGAGCGGCTAAAGGAGCAACAGATTACTTTCGATCAGAAGGTCGAGCTTAAGACAGAGCTTCTGAAGACTAAGATAACTGGCCTGCTTGAGCGAGAGCACGCTGCTTTTCGTGCCTTCGCTGCGGATATACGGAAGGACGACCTGTTCTCTGCCTCTCTCTACGATGAGCCTTTGTCCGCACTCGATCCAGGGGCGACTCGGGCTGCTGAGGAATCCAAGCTGTTTGATGATGCTGAACTGGCAGCTCTTAAAGATAGATCAAGGAGAACCAGCACCCAGGCGCAAGAAGGAATCACCCCAGCAAATGTAGGAATCAAGGGACTTTCCGAGGAAGGCTACGGGGATGTTCTTAGGGCAAATCCCACAGGACGTGCTGCTGCCGAGTACATCGTACAAAACGCGGACAGTGCCTCTTACCGTGTCATTGCACAGCGAATCCTTCCTTATTTGGATGATGTGGAAGTCAAGGTTGTGGGCATGGGAGACGCTGCTCCTACCTCGATAGCTCATGGATTAGCCGCTGGGCGTAGTGAAATAGTTAAAGGAGAAGCGGGAGCGACGGTATGGATTCGGGGCATTCCAGGTTCTGCTTCGGGGCTAAAAACAGAGACTGTTCTGCACGAGCTTCTGCATGCTGCAACACAAGCTCGATTGAAGGACGCACAATATATAAAGAACCAGGACACCCGACTTGGTGCTGCTTGGACTGAGCTGAGAGAGCTTACTGGCGAGGTTATTCCTGAATGGCAAAAGAGAATAGATGCAGGTAAACCTGTTGGACCGCCATCGTACATCAACATGGATGAGGTCATTGCGTGGGGGCTGACCAACAAAGAATTTCAGGACTTCCTACAAGGAATTAAGCTGGAGGGAAACCAAACGGCCTTTGATAGGTTTGTCAATATCGTAGCTGCTCTGCTCGGTATCTCTACGCGGGAGAAGACCGCTCTAACGGAAGTCATTCGACTGACGGACGACATTCTCAAGGCTCCTCTTGAAGAACTTCCTCTCCGTAAGTGGACTGTTTCTGGAGAAGCGGGAGAAGTTGCTACTCAAGAAATGTCTGCTGTACGGGCTGCTCCTCCAGAAGCGCCTGTTGGAGGATATGCTCCTTTCTACAGTGCTCTTGAGCGGTCTGCGGAAGCTCTTCCAGACAAGATCGGCGTGTCGGAGATCTTGCCGCTTATCAAGAAGCAAGACCTGCCCGGTGTGGGCAGGGTAAAGCAAGAAGAGATCAAGTACACCCTCATGGAGGAGTTCGTAGAAGACCTCCTTGCCGATGGCGTGAAGAGCATCAGCAAAGATGACCTGCTCGCGTACATTGGAAAGAACCGAGTCACTGTAAAAGAATCAGCACCCGGAGGAATGTCCAGAGAGATGAGGCTCGCTCAGGCAAGAAAGGACAATGCGTTCAAGGGCGTAGAGCAGTCTTTAAGGGACATGGGCTATACAGACCAAAGACTTCACAACTTCTCCGCGGATTCAGCGACAAGAACCGCCAACGAGCTTCTTGAAGACGCGCTGGGTTTTAGTCGAGCTGCAAGCAACTTAAGGAATAAGGTTTACCGTCAGCGGTCTCGGTTGGAAAGCGCCGTTGACGCGTTAGGTCCGGTCTCTGGCCGGCAGGCTATATTGGAGGGCGGTCCAGTCTCCCGCATGGCCGCTTCTAAAATTGGAGAGTTAATAGACGACATCGGAGAGACAGGTCTCAGAGCTATTACAGGAGACGAGTTCGTCGATGCTCTGAAGGCAGATCGCGCTACTAACTTGTGGCCCGGAGTGGAGCCTTATGCAGGCCCAGAGAGTGCGCTAAACATTACTCCCAGGGCGAAGCAAGAGCTGTCCGATGTTCTTAGACAGAAGGGACGCTTCTTTAAAAGAGTCGAGGAAGCCGTAGAAAGAAGGATCATAGGTTATTTTCACAAAGCCGATCTTCCTCAAGCGCCCAGGGGAGTCGTCGATGCGGAGAAGATTCAGAGCACGATCGAAGCTATAAAGACGAGGTTATCGGAGTACCAGAAAAGGCCCTCCTTCAGGTATCAACTCGAACGGTCTGATATATTAGACGATGACTTCTTTAATTTCGATATCTCTGCAGGCGCGGCTAGGGTAGAAGAACGAAAACTCTTTCTCGCATCGCCCGAGTGGAAGGCTGTTGAGGAAGCAGACCGGCAACGGAAAATCGTATTCAATGCCTCCCCTATCGAGACTTTAGGACCCCACTACCCCAGCTACGTTTCAGGAGACACCTCGAATTTAAGCAATACTTATAGAGAGATCTTGATCCAAAAGCCGCCTCCTCCTCTTGAAAGGCCCAGAACTGCTGCTGAGAAGAAAATAGACAGAGAGCTGGACGTTCTTATCACCAACTTCTCTCAATTCGACGCGGTAGACATGGACGACGCTTTTGCAGAGATTATGCAGAAGTACCCCGACTACACGCCCCCTCTATCCCCAGCAGGCTATGAGCCCTACAAGTCCCATAACTGGGATTTCGGGGATGTGGGGTACGACGACATCGTTGTCCACATTCGTACTCGGGACATTAAGGACGCGGAAGGCAACAAGGTCCTCTTTGTAGAAGAGATTCAATCCGACTGGCATCAAGAAGGACGGGTTCAGGGATACTCCGCAGAAGAGAATCGGGCTCTGAGAGAGAAGTTCGATAACCAGATGCGTGCCCTTGACGAAGAAGTGAAGAAGGTCACCGACGCTTGGACGTATTCTTTTGTCGAGAAAACCGACGGCTTTCCTCCTACTAAAAAGTTGTTTGTTGAGATAGACGGGACAGATTTTCAGAAAGTCTCGATTCCTGCGGATGTAATAGGCCAAGCGGGTCGAGCGGCTGGGAGCTCGGGGGATTACGCTCGGCAGGCAGTTCGCAACATGTTTATGGGCGCGCGTCCGGCGTCTGGATTCAATTCCTTTTTTCGGTCTCTCGAGGAAGCGGGAGTAGATCCCTCCGTCTTGCAACTACGAGATAGAGCGCAGGCTATCACTAGAAAGCAGCGAGCGGTTGTGCGCGGTCCTTTGCCCGATGCTCCCTTTAAGAAGACTTGGCCCAATGTCGCAGTCAAGCGGCTCTTACACTTAGCCGCCGAAGAAGGGTACTCCTCTATCGCGTTTACTAAGGGAGACGTCATTCACGAGCTGGTGGGCGGCGGGCTATCTGGACAGGAGTACTTCTACAACAAGGTCCTTCCGAAAGTTATCTCTAAAGAAGCAAAGAAGGTAAACGCTACTGTAGAAGTAGTAAGCTCCCCGATTGGTGGAAAGGCGCTCACCGGCGGCTTAGATTTTGGAACGACAAAGAACGCAGACATCGCTCGGTCCCTGGAGGAGGGCGTTGTTACCATAAAGCTATCTCCCGAATCCAAGAAGATTGCTGAGAAGGGCCGTCCGCTGTTCCAGAAGCGTATAGAGGACGGCGTCGAGGTCGAGAAGTCTTCTGTCTCTTTCATGGAAGACGGACGCGCTGTCATTCGAGCTATGGAGCAGCCTGACTTCTCCTCGCTGGTCCACGAGATCGGCCACATTATCCGTCGGGACATGGAGCCCGATGAGCTGGATGAGTACATGCTCTGGCTCACGGGTGAGCCGCACAAGCTTAAGGTTGAGGTAGAAGGTTCTCGCTTGGTCGGCACCGACGCGGTGAAGGCCGAAGAGCTCTTCGCTTCTGCTTTCGAAGCGTACCTACGCGATGGTATCGCACCTACTAAGGGCATGATTAAAGTGTTCGAGGACGCGAAGCGCTTCTTGCTCACGATCTACGCCACTCTCGTCAAGCCCGATCAAGACAAGATTCAAGTAGTGCCCGAGGTGTCGGCGCTTCTCGACAAGATGCTGGGCGAAGTGCCCAGCCATAACACCGGGTTCAATCGACTAAGCAAGGCTTTCAAAGACGAGGTTATCGGCTCAAACTCTGGGCTCGGTGAGGTCAGCGTAGCTAACCGCGTGGCTGAGGATATGCGTCGTATTCTCCCGAAAGGTCAGAAGGCTTTCACGGAGGAGAAGGTTGCAAAGAAGATTGCGGAGCTACAGGAGCAGGTCAACTCAGGGGCTAAGACCTCTGAGGAGGCTGTGCTTGAGCTCCCGTTTAAGATCTTCTACAACCGCTTTGAGGACGGCAAAGACACCTTTACCCTTGAAGAGATAATCCGTCTGCAAGAGACACTCGAAGCAGAGAGGATACAAGCTCTTAGGCAGTCGTTGCCTGAGGTGTTTACCAAGGACAAGGTTAAGGCTGTGACGGAGCTTGACCCTGCCGAAAAGATTATGAACGCTCTGTCGGGCCCTGGCTGGACTAAGCAACTGAGCCGTGCCTGGATGTCCACTATCTTCGGTGGAGATGCGCAGAAGATAGGGCAGAAGAGCTTGCGTACATTCCCGCCGCTTCTTCGGTCGGACATCCACGCAGGAGGTCGAATCATAGAGCAGGCTTATGGTGAGACCGTTCGTCTGGTCGGAGAGGGAGACTGGGATAAGATCACAAACTACCTGACCGGGGAGCTGACTACCTTCAAGTTTGGCGGACGACAGCTGTTCTCCAGCGGCCACGACATGGCTAACGGTGTTTATGAGCTTATCCGTAGGGTGTCTGACGAGCTGAAACCAGAAGAGCTCGAAGCGATGAGGTATCTCTTTGAGGAGACCGGTCCTTGGCGAAGAGCTGCAGACGCAGACACCGCTGAGGTGAGGCTCTTCGATGACGTCTATGAGCCTATGCAGCACTCAAACCCCGATGCTTCTCTGATCGGAAGAACGGCTATTGAAAAGCTACTGGGCTCGAGCGGTACGTCTCTGTTTATGAAGGACATGGCTGGGGCGCTCGGCTTCGAGTCGAGACTGACAAGCCAGCAGTTCCGTTTCTTAGAAGGTCTGTTTCATGCCGCAGGGGTCACCACGAGAGACGGAAAGTATGTAGACACCGCTACTAAGGCAGCTCGACAGAAGACCTTGCAAGGGCTGTTCTCTGATACCGCAAACTCTTTCGGCGACCGTGTCGGAAGCATGAACAAGTCCCGTCTTGCGATTCTTATGGCAGGTCACGGAAACGTAAACAGGATCTACGAGAAGTGGTCTGTGCAAGGCCTGGCAATCAAGGAAGACGTCAAGGTTGCGTTCTTAAACTGGTCTAACGGAGAGAAGATTTCCGACGAGATGCTGCCCGAGGTTCAGAAGGTCACGAGGCGGTACGGTCTAAACGCCCGGTTCTTCGAAGAGCCTGCTATGGACACGGGCTACTTCTTGCCAGCGATTGCCAGGGACCGTCTTGCTGAGGCGCTTGCTCGCGGTAAGGAAGGCACTTGGAATCTTGCTGATGCCCTGACTAAGTCTGAGCGAGACATGGGGAACGTCTTCGGTGGATTCTATCGGTACATGAAGCTGCGCATGACCCGTGGCGCCTTCGCGGTTCGTCAGCGGTACTTCTTCATGAACACCTTGGACCACTTTAACCAGATGTCCATGATCACCGGTTTCCGCCCGGCGCTGGTCTCTACTATACGCGTAGCCGCACAAGATGTGATGGCTGTGCCCCTGGTGTCGAGAAGCCTGGCTATTCTGGAAGCTACGGGCGCGAAACCTCAGGCTATGGAGAAGTTTCGACGAGTTCTTCAGAGGGGCGGCGACAAGGCAGCGAGGGCCGTCGGCAAATTGCTTCGTGTCTCTAAGTACAGGTTGGACTTGAACGGTATCCTCGATGGATCTGTAGAGGTTGTGACCCTTAACAACAGAACTTACAGCGCAAGAGCTATCAGGGACGTCATGGTCGAGGAGGGGATCTTCGCCTCCTTCGACACCACTCAGCTCGCTAACGTGATCAAGAAGTCTGCTGATATGTCCCCCGGTAAGAGTTATCAGCTTCCTTGGAACCTCCCCGCAATCAATCCAAAGCAGCTCGCAGAGAAGGCCGAGGACGTTCTTCTTAAGAGCGTGACGGAGACAGCAGAGGCATGGTCCGAGCGTGAGCGCGCAGGTGCGATGCTAACCCTGATGGAGATGGGCATGTCTCCGAGGGCTGCTGCTCGGACTACCATTGACGCGCTCTATGATTACGCGGGTTCTATGTCCCGGATGGACCGTGCTTGGTTTGTCTCTTTGCTGTTCCCCTTCTGGGCTTTCCAGAAGAACGCGAATAAGCAGGTCGTAAACATGTTGTTCAGCCCTGCCGGTGTGTATCGGATGGGCGTTCTTCGCCGCGCGGAAGAGGGAATCCCTGAGCTCTACGCAGCCTTGATGTGGGAGCACATGACGGGGGAGGACCCTTACGGTGTCTTCGATGTAGACAGCCTGCCTCAAGAGGTTCGAGACCAGTACTACATATATCGAGACCGACTCGAGAACGGCTACGGTCCTATAGAAGACCTCTCCCCTGAAGAGCAACAGCGTCTCTTCATCGCTTATGGAAAGACTTTAAACCAGCTAACGCCCGAGGAGATCTCAGTCATAGAGAACGGATTCGGCTCTCCAGAGAACATGCCTGAGGAGCTCAAGACAGCAATCCGACAGCTGTTTACTACAGGAAGACACGGCACCTTCAAGGCAGCGGGCAAGATTTACCAGGTAGATCAGTTCCTGGAAAAGTACGCTGGATTTAATGAACCTACGCAAGCGAGCCTTGAGCTGCAGACTTATGTCATCCCGAAGCCTGATGTGTCTGGCAGGTCCTCTTACGTCAGAGATCGAGCCGGCTTCTTTGTCCCGCCCGCGATGACCGAGAATGTACGAAAGTACTACACCCACACGCGGTCCATCAGCAGTACCAAGGTAGATACTCCGTACACAGAGTTTCTTCTACCAGACACGACGATCAACGCCGGTTTCCGACATATCGCAAACACGGTTGCCTTTAGCATCCTTGCTGCCGATTACATGGGACTCGACGGCGGTCTCCTGACGGACTCTTCTGAAGGAGGCGACGCGATTATGCCCTCGATTCCTTTCGAGGAGGTCTTGTCCGTAAGAAGCACCCCTATTCCAGGTCTGTTCTTAGACATGGTGACTGACGAGCGGCTTCAGTACCCGCGCCGCGTGCACCCGCTCATTGCGGGGATTGTTGAAGACACCTTTAATATGAAACTTCTTAGAATCGCTAATCTGGAGAATGATCCTTTTAAAGATGACGAGCAATACACTCTTGAGGCGGAGGAGCGAACTGCTCAAGACTCGGGTGTTGTTCTTACCAATGAGCGCATATACATGATGCCGGGAGCTTGGCGTTTGCTCTTTGAGAACAGTCCTCTGGGGGAGCTCAATAGCGTGCTCATGCGGATGCCTACAAACATCCCGCTCGTTGAGACGGGACTCGATGTCGGTAGTGCAGTCGAGTTCCGTACAGCGTTCGAACAGTTTGCAGATCCCGAGCAGTTGATTCAATGGGCTCGGTTCGTTACGGGTATCCAGACAGCAGAGGTTAAGCCTCAGCGTGCTGCCCGCTTGGAATCCCGCCAAACGCCTGAGAAACTAAAGTGACTTCCTTCGCTCACTGAGATATTATTACCGCAATTGGAGATCTCTCTATGTCTATTGGATTTGCTGGCTGGCGTAGCGCCGGCTTTGCCTACAAGAACGCGGCTTCTCTCACCAACAGTTTCACTGTGCATGCCTGTACGGAAGACACCACCAACTCCCCAGAGTCGGCTGCTTTTCCAAGGACGTGCAACATCCAGTCTATTGAGCTGGAGATGTCGAGTCTCTCTGGCAGTCCTTCTACGGTGACGTTGTTCTTGGCTCGAGATTCTGCCGGCGATGTGGGTGTCACACCTGGGTCCACCAGTGGCGCTACTCAGACTATCCAAGTGGGTAAGACCACCGCGGCTGACGGCACGGTGGTCTTTGCTGTAGACTCGGACGTCCACTTCGACAGCAGCGTGGGAAGCACTTCGGCAGGAACGCTTTACGCAGTTGTTAAGCTCGATCAGGGCACGGCTACTTCTAATATCCGAGTGAACTGGAGGGGCTGATGTCTTCTGTCTTCGATAACAACATCAAGGTAGACGCGTCTGGAAACGCTACCGTTGAAGGCGACTTAAAGGTCAGCGGAGACACGACGACTCTCAGCACGACCAACAGTGTCGTCAGCGACAAGCTTATAGAACTAGGCAACGGAACCAGCGGCACCCCGTCGGGAGATGCCGGCATTGTTGTTGAGCGAGGATCGAGCGATAACGCTGCTCTTATCTGGGACGAGAGTGCCGATACTTGGAAGGCTTGTACCACCTCTGCCACGGGAGCAAGCTCAGGTGACCTGACCCTGACGGACGCTGCTCTGGCCTCGGCGGCGATCACTGCTTCGGGCAACATCACAACCTCCGGCGACATCATCCTCGACGATGGTGGCTCACTGAAGGAAGCAGGCGGCACTGCTGCGATCACCTTCGACGGCTCTGGACATGTGACCAAGATCGGCCAAGACTCGATGAGCTCGGGCGACGTGCTGACCTGGGACGGCTCCAAGTTCGTCGGCGAGGCTCCTACGACTGGAGATGTCACAGGTGTCACCGCTGGGGTCGGACTCTCTGGCGGAGGATCGAGCGGCGCGCTTACCCTGACGCTGGACCTGTCTGAACTGAGCGCGATCACGCCGACAGCGACCGATAGCTTCGCTACCCTGGACTCGGACGGCTCGACAGAGCAGCGGACGACGATCACAGCTCTGAGCAGCTTTCAGGCGGGCTCAGGGCTATCGGCTTCGAGCGGCGTGCTCTCGGTAGATTCGATCACGTCTGTCGGCACCATCAGTACAGGAGTCTGGCAGGGTACCGCGATCGCTCAAGCCTACGTTGCGAACGACTCGATCAACGGTGACAAGATCGCAGATGATTCGATTAACTCCGAACACTACGTCGACGGCTCTATCGATACGGCGCACATCGCTGACGACCAAGTCACCCTGGCGAAGATGGCAGGGCTGGCGCGTGGCAAGTTCATCGTCGGCGACTCGTCCGGCAACCCTTCAGCCCTTGCCGCGGGCGCGAACGGCAAGATCCTGGTCGCCGATGCGAATGGAGATCCCTCGTGGACTACCCTGAGCGGAGACGCTTCCCTAAGTGCCGGTGCTCTGACGATTGCCACTGGTGCAGTCGAACACGCGATGCTCGGGGGCGACTGCGTAGATGGCGACAACATCGCGGACGACTCGATTAACTCTGAGCATTACGTTGATGGGTCGATTGACACTGCCCACATTGCTGATGATCAAGTGACGCTCGCCAAGATGGCGGGGATCACTCGTGGGTCCATCATCATCGGAAACGCGAGTGGCAATCCTGCTCTCCTCGGCATCGGCTCGAACAACTATGTGCTGACCTCGGATGGTACCGACATCGCATGGGCTGAGGCGTCAGGGGGCGGGAGCACCGACCTCAACGGGCTGAGCGCTGCTGTGGTCGACCTCACAACGGACAGCATTGGATTTGTCGACGCGAACGACAGTAACGCTTCAAAGAAAGAGAGCCTCGCAGATTTTCTTGGTCTGGTCGCAGGCGACGGCTTAGCACAAAATGGAACAACCAAAAAGCTGGAAGTTAGCGCGGCCAATACCGGTACAGCATTGGCAAGTGGCGGCGTTAGAAGTACCGCAGATCAAGCAGGTGAGATCTTCGCCATGCAAGTTTTCAGCTAAGGAAGAACAATGGCTACTATCGTAAAGCAAGAGTTTTCGGCGTCAACCGACGGGAGACCGATCGAAGTCGGCGATTCAAACACCACTATTCACGAGACACAAGCGGCGACAGGTGACAACAACTACGATGAGATTTGGGCTTGGGCTACGAATACGTCGACTTCTGCGGTGGTCTTGACTGTTCTCTGGGGAGGCACCACAGACGCCGATGACAAGATCATCGTTACCATTCCTCCACGCGAGGGCTTGATGCAGATTATTCCTGGTTTGGTCTTGCAGAATGGGTGTGACTTTTTAGCGGTAGCAGCGGTCAACGACGTAATCAATATCGTCGGATTCGTTAACAAGATTACTGCCTGATGAGTAGACGCGAACGAACTCAGCACCTCGTCGGCTTTCGGGGCATCCGTCCCGATCGCATGTCGCGCTGGCGCACCGTCTTGGACTTGAACTTCAAGAAGAACTGCTGGACAGCAGGGGCTCTGACCGAGAATGCAGGTTCGCTCACGGTGCTCAACGGAAACAGCTATCACTGTTATGTCCGGAACACCACGGACAATAGCTGGACGCAGACCGACGACACCGGGATGGTGGTCGACTTCGGCGGCGGGACCGCTGGAAAGAATAGGCTCACCATTAAGGTGCCCTACTTCCAGGTAGATAAAGATAACAGGCATCCCAGGATCCGAGTGTCAGCCAGCTTCAGCGGTCTCACCGTGTCGAATAATGGAGACTATATCGGCGTCGGCGCGACGGGCTTCTACGTGAACAACGCGAACCCCAAGAACCCACACGCTGTCGCCATCTATGACGCGAATAACGCTTCGACTCCTACCTTTAAGTATGGAGCCCAGGCTATCAAGGGGACGTGGGGATCTACAGGCTCAGGAATGGAGACGACTGGGCTTGTAGCTCCTGACTCTGCGGGCTCTACGACTGGCGTCATTGTGCTTGAGGACGGAGGGCAGGGTCTCTGGCTGTGCCGGGGGCACGACGGTGACGTGATTATAAAGGGCGGCAATGCCAACGTGGACACGTTTCGATCGCAGGTCACTGCTGCGGGGTTCAATGGCCACACTTCCGACAAGTCGTTCTATCGAGCTGACGGCTCAAACTACGACGGTCCCTACGTCTCTCTATGGTGCAATGCTGGCGGAACGGGCGGGTCTCAGGCTGTGACCTGGGAGCAGTTAATCGTCGAGGTTTACTACTAATGGCTGATCTTGCATACATCTCCTCAGCGCGCACAACCGAGTACACTCACTTCCTCGAAGACGGTGACACTCCTCGGATGCCCGGTACTATGATCGAAGTCTTTATTCCCGACGAGCGGCGCAGTGACGTCGACCGAAACGCGGCTATGCGTGAGGAGTTGAGCGAGAAGATCGACGCAGCAATCACGGCGGCTGGTGGATGATCATGTCAGATACGCAGCTTGATAAGGTCTGGGCCGTCACGAACGGAATCCGGCGAGACGTTAGCGAGATTAAGGTGTGTATGGCACGTCTCGACGAGCGATCTGCTGCGAGAGAAGCTCAGTTCGACATGCAGAACCAGCGGCTGGACAAGATGGAAAGCAAGCTGCAGCGGCTGGACATGAAGGTAGCCGCCGCGATGGGCATGGTAGCGCTTATTTCTTATGGACTTCAACTCTTGGTGGGCACGTGACTTATCTGCCTCCGATACTTCGATCTGTCCGTGCCCTCGGCTA